AATTTGAATAGCAGTCCCAAAGCTGCAACCAATCTAAAGGATAATCGGTATGTTCTGGAGATAAAGTTAAATAATGAATCGGCACTCTATCATGCCTAGAGCCATACTCTGTCATTATCTGAAACGCAAGACAACGACGAGTTAAAGAAGTTACGCCAAAAACTTCACAAGAGATATACTCTTTCTTATGCTCAGTGTGATTATAAAGAAAGTCGCTTTTTAAATAAGCATGAAAAACAGGAATATTAGCGTTTAAGTAAGGCATTACTTAACTTTACGTTTTTTAGCTGGCTTTTTGCCTTCTGTATTTTTATTTTTAATAAAATCAGTCATTTCCTCCAGATTCATAATGTCGAGCTTAGTGGTAATGTGTTCATAGAAATCAGGAAAACATTCTTTGAACAACTTTAGATTAACTGCGGTAGAGTTCATCGAAGGTCTAGAGAACGACGAATAAAGAGCTTTGACTGCATCTTCGTCGCCCTCTAATACTGCTTGGCGCAAATTAGGAGCTAAGAATAAGCCAAGAAAACAATCTCTAAAACTATTCATTAACATACCAACAGAAAGCTCAAACTGATTTTGATCTATAAAGAAAGTTTCAACAGGAATGTTCCAGCTAACCATTGGGCTTTCTCCATAGTTAATACAAACTTTTAAATTCTTATTATCGAGTTTAGACCAAACAACTTCGCCAAGATAAGGTTGACAAACAGCAAAAAAGTTAGCGACTCGGTTTCTTGCCTCTTGGTCAAGGTTTTGCTCGAAATCTACTTTAACTGCATACTTGGTCATTTCAACAATAGCTTCTATAAAGTTTTTTTGAGAAATCTTTTTATTCAAAATTGATTCAAAATCTTTTTTTACTTTAGAGAACTCGGAATATAAAATATCTTTTTGTTCTTTGTATGTCATCATGGCTGTATTTCCTTTAATGCTGATAGCGCGTCTTGATCAATTTTGGCAGACCAATTTTTTGTGAAGTCCCAATACTCTACTTCCTGATCGAACAAGTCTTTTGACTTGGAGAAAACATTGAGAACGTCTCCAGAGAAAAGAGGAAGAACAGTTTGAGAGTTCTCTTTGTAATTAAAACAGAGAAGAGGGTAAGTTTTCGTTACAAGATATTTGCTCATTAGCTTTTCCATCCAGAGTCAGGTTGCTGAAAAGAATGAAGCGTGATCATGCAGTCACAAATATAATCTTGCGAGACAAGCCACCCAAGAATGCGTAGTTTTTCTAGCCCAAATCCAACGGTTTTAACTTCCATTTCAAATCTTCTTGGAGTTTCAATTGGAAGACCTTCTTCATTAAGAGTGATAAGAAGCATTAACTTTGAATCGTTGAGATCATTCGTGGAAATGATTGAGGCTTTGTAAGGAGTAAGCTCCTGAATGTTAAGATGCTTGCGTGACTTTTCAGTCAGAGCAAATGTGATTTCGTACTTCATTTTAAGAAATTTTTAATTTTTTGGATAGCGTCAGATTTTTCGGCGAAAGCTTGAGCAACGAATTGCTTTTGATGCTTTAGCTCTTCCTCGTAATTGAGAGAAGAAACATAACTTGTCAAGCCTTTTGACAATCTTTTTTCATCAATTAAAGCATTCGGGGATAAAGTGTATCCACAATTCTTAATTGTATTTTCGCATCCAGCGTCAAACAACATTACAACATCACTCATCAAAGCTTCGTAAAAACGATTAGCTAAGAACGCATAGTTGTTGTGCGTATGCAAATCTTCAATGTAGATTGAGTATTTATATTTGCGCAAATCTTCTTCGTTTTTCTTCCACGAAAGTTTATCGACGAAAGTACAATTACAGTTGATTGCTTGAAACTTCTTAACGTTCTTTGGCGAGCAAGAAAGATGCACGCCTTCTGTCAAGAACTTCTCGAAAGAGATTTGGCGATGCTTACGATATGTACCGTAATAAACGATTCCTTCTTTGTCTTGAGGATTTGTAGGATTGCGCGTATCCATAATCAAAGAATTGAGATTAACGGTTAGCCATTCAACGATAAAGTCGTTCAGCTTTTTCCCCGCAATGTTCTTGTTGAGAATCCAGTGGCGATAACCGCTACGAGGATTATTGCAGATCATATCATACTTTAATCCATGATTGATTACGCCATAGCGAAGAAGCTGATTGTCTTCAATGTCATGGTCGTTAACAAGCCAAACATACCTCGCGTTTGGATTCTTTGTTAGAATCTCGCGGTAAGGAACGTGAGGCATATACGGTGAAGCATACGCGCAAATGATTACGTCGTACTGGTTGGCTAAAATTTGTGGCAGTTTGTATTCGCCATCCAATAAGTCTGCGCCGAGTGCCTCGGCCAGAATCAAGCTGTTACGGCAATGAACGATTGAGGTATCGTCAAACTCATTTGACAGCGGCTTTCTCTTGCTTGTGCTTTCGATGATTAAGATTTTCATTAAATTTTGTGAATTCGCCTTCTTCGTTTGAGTAGTAAATTTCTTTGAAAATTACATCGCCCAAAAGCTTTTGGCAGTGCTTGCAAGGTTTACCCATAGCTACTTTTTCGTTTCTGTCAATACGAAATGTAACTAAAATATTTTTTGAGTGATCTACCTTGCCAGATTTAATGACGGCGCACGCTTCGGCATGAATGCCGCTTCCTTCAAAATAACCGTACTTTCTATTGATCGGATGAGACTTCTTTGAGTTTCTCCCAATAGAAACGACACGATTCTTGTGCAGTATAAAAGCAAAATGACGACACCGGATTCCAGTGTCGTCATAGATAATTAGATTTTTTGCTAGGTTTACGAGACGGTCAAACTTCATTAGAAGTTATATCTAATGCGGACTTCGCCGCCCGTGTCAAGGAATTTTTGCGGGAATTTAGAATTCAACCGCTTTCCATGACTACCTTCAAACTTGAGCCTAACGTCAACTTTCTTAATTGAAATCTTGGAGCCAAGTTCAAAAGTCTCCATGTTTTCGCCCTTGTTAAAGGAGTTGACGTATTGACGACCTTTGCCAACTTCGGCATAAACCCAAGGATAAGCTACGCCAACGCGAGCTTCATGGGAATATGTTTGAGTATTCCAGTCGATTGCGGCAGTGTTGTTCTTGGATTCCAGATAAAATGGCACACCAGCGTGAGCTTTGGTAGCCAAAACAGCTAGAATTAACGAAACGATGAATAGTTTAATTTTGTTCATAATCATTATAATTATTACATTAACTTTAGCTTTTTCTATAAATAAGTTTTAAAAACAATTCGCTTTCTTGATTAACTTCCTCGAAACCATAGGATTTAATTAATTTTAAATAAGAGTCGAATCTTTTGCGCTTTTTGAATACATGAACAGTAATTTCGCTATATTTGGATGTTTCTAAATAATTACTGAAAGCTTTTTTGATTTGTTCTGTTTGATGGATAAATTTAGGATCAGAGAACATATATGTGAATTCAGCGGAAATGCTAGTTGTTTCACGAAACACTAACGCGCCGAAAATCTTGCCTTTATCGTCTTTGAATACGCAAGATGTTCTAAAGTTATTTTGAAGATTTAAAGATATTTCCTTAAAGAATAATGATGGCGAAGATATTGTGGTTATACCAAAGGAGGCTTGAGCTTTTACGGCTAACCTTAAAACGTCAGGCAAATCGGACAAACGCATTGGCATTACCGTAAATGCGTCTATTTTTATATGGTTTTTCTGACTCATGGGTGTAATATAATCTAAAGGTAAAAGGAAATGTCAAGGGAATCTAATCATAAAGCTAATTCAGAGTTATTTTCGCTGGAGCCAACAGCGTTGCTGGAATTCTTCGTGATTTATTATGATTACGTTAATATGCCAGATGAGAAGCTTTACATTCATGGCGGCACTAATGGAATAAATGGCTCAATCTATTGGCAAGGAGAGGAATATGTACCTTTTCCTATACAAAGCTCTGGATTTGAGAGCAAGGGCGACGGCTCTCTTCCTAGGCCAAAGCTAATGGTATCTAATCAGGACTTTTTCATGTCCAACTTGATTAGACGCTACAACAATCTCGCTGGAGCTAAGATAGTTAGAAAAAGAGTCTTTCTTAGATTTTTAGATAACAGCAACTTTTCTGAACAGCGCAATCCCTATGGAACAGCGGACGCTAACGCAGGATTAGAAGATCAGGTCTTCTTTATTTTAAGAAAATCTAGTGAAAATAGAGCCATCGTAGAATTTGAACTTAGTTCTCCGCTTGAATTAGAAAACGTTACGTTTCCGAAACGTATCGTTATGGCGCGATATTGCTCTTTTCATTATAGAGGCAATGGCTGTCGGTACATGGGCGGACCAGTAGCTAATGAGTACGATCAAAGACTGTCGGTAGTTCTGGATACGAGGTCAGGCATTCTTAAAAGAAAATACACTAATACCGTGTTACCTCCGTTAGCTGGCGATCCTCCTGTTGACGTTCTTGAAGATTATCCAGATTTCTTTGTGACAGATTTGCGCAATTCTATTTACGTTAATTCTTCGGAAGAAGTTTTGTCTGATGTTGTGATAGGAACCGCTACTGAAAAATGCTTTACTGAATTTTATGGATTTTTTAAAGTTGATCGAGGAGAAAATGGTAGCTACTCTTTCGGAATTGATGTCGATGATTCGGCAGAAGTATATATTGATGGAGTTAAAGTAGCTTATAAATATGGAACAGGCGCAATGAGAAATGAGAATTTACCAAGCACATTTAACGTAGTTGTTTCTAGCCCAAATTTAGGAGTAGGTTATCATAACATCTTGATCAAGCATTATAACTATTTAGGTTCTCTTGGTTTAGATTTATACTACCAAACTGGAACTAACTTAGGAACAGCAAGTTGGACAAAAGTTCCAACTACTCGTTATTATTATGACGCCACAGATTCCGGAAAACTTTCTTCAGCGCAAAAATTTACATTTGACGCCTCGCTGAACAAATCAGTTGGAATAGATAGAGCTACTTTGCTTTCAGCTAAAAATGAATTAAAATGGAAGAACAATGGGAATAATTATAAAGTAGGCGACTTTGTTTACAGAGAGACGAGTAATATAAAAGTTTCTAAGAGCGACATTAACGAAGTCCCAAATTGGGAGCCTCTTATGAAAGTTTACGTTTGTTTGAAAAACCACACATCAGCGCCAAATAAAGATCCATTATTCAATAAAGAACATTGGGTTGCTGATCAATGCTCCAAAACTATTACTGGATGCAGAATGAGATTTGGTAACGAAGGATGTTTGCCTTTTGGTGGATTCCCCGGTACAGAAGAATATAGCATTAACGGACAATAATATGAAATCTATAATTGATCACGCATCTACATCTGATCTTGAAGTTTGCGGCTTTGTTTGTATGGAAAATGGCAAAGTTGTAACTGAACCAGCTAAAAACATTGCGATTTATGAAAATAACTTATTTGAGATTCATCCATTAGAGGTTGTAAAGAAAATCAGAAGCGGCAAGTTGATGGCAATCTATCATACTCATCCTTCATCTGGAGAAGAAGAGTCTAAGTTTGATAAATTTAATTGCGAAAATTCTTGTGTTCCGTATTTGATATACAGCAAGCAAACAGAGAAGTTTAATCTTTTAACGCCAAAGATTCCTCATGTTAGTAAAGAGTACATTAAAGTATTAAAGGAGATGTATGACTAATATCTATCTGCACGGAGAATTAAAAAATCTTTATGGTGAGCATTTTAAGCTGAACATTGAGTCAGCTAAAGATACTTTTCGCGCAATTAATTCTAATAGAAAAGGTTTTATCGCAACCGTTAAGAAATTAATGGCTAAAGGAGTATTTTATAGAATTATTATTGATGATGAAGTAATGCAAGACCCAAAAGAATTAGAAATACAAAGAGTTCCGCAAGAAATACATATTGTTCCTGTTGTTTGGGGGGCTGGCAAAAATGCAGGAGCTTTCGCTATGATCGCTATTGGTTTAGCTCTCGTAACGGTGACTGGCGGGCTTGCGGCTATAGGTGGGCCAGCAGCAATGGGCGTCTTTGCCGCTGGTAAAGGTTTAGCTGGTGCAGCTGGAATAATCGGAATGATAGGCGCGAGCATCGCGCTTCAAGGAGTAATGTCTCTTTTATTTCCTCAACCTAAACCTGATTTTAATCAAGAGGTTTCGGCGGGAGGAAAATCGTATCTTTTCGGATCAAAACCAAACAATATTACTCAGGGACAAGCTGTTCCAGTTGGATACGGTCGGCTCTTGATTGGATCATCTCAAGTCAGCTCTACAACAAATCATTATCCATTAGCAACAGACATTAAAAAGTTAATGGCTCCTACTGATATGCCTGTTAGCGATTATACCGAAATCATAGCTGACGATGAAGCTCCATCCCCTTATGGATTAAATGTAGATGGATTCTCTACAAATCAGGCTACAGAATTAGGAGATAGCCAAATTTTCTCTTCTATCAATTTGGTTAATTCTTATATTAATATCTTAACTACTAGCGTAGGCAAAGTTGCCAGCGATCCTGTTGAAGTTGTAGTTAAAACTAATGGAGAAGTTGTGTCGAATCCAAATTTAGACACATATAATCCAGATATTAGTTACGAATGGAAAGAGATTTCGTCAACTACGCCCGGTGCTATTAAGATGGAAACTGCGTACGCTTTTAATGACGGATTAGTTTACCGCTCTTACGATCCATTATCATTTAAATTAAAAACAAATCTAGTAATTGGAAATTCAAATACTGAACCAAATTACTTTAACGTTTACGAAAGTGGGTCGTTAGTAAAATGGGGTCCAACTGAATTTAATGATTTAACATTAGGCTTGTGGGATAAAGATTATTTTTTTAAGCAAAAAGAATTGGTAAGTTACCAAGATCGTTATTTCTCTGCTGTAAGAGATTCAATGGGCGAAGCTACAATTAGCGGCGCATCTAGATCTGGAAGTGTAGTAACAGTAACTACGCAAAACTCTCATGGATTTTTGAATAATATTAACGTCAATGTATTTGAGTTAATAGGAACCGGAGCAAATACCTCCGACGCTAACGGAACACATTTAATATCTGTTACAGGAACAGGAACAGGCC